ACATCTTTTACCCCCTTACTAATAGCCTTAATATTTCTCGGGTCATCATCAGAAAATCCTATCATAGGAACAAATTTATTTCTTATTTCGTTTTCTATCTTTTTAGATAATCTTAAGTTTAACTTTTCAGCTTGACCTTGAACATATTGTTTGAATCTATTCATTGCTGCAATTTTAGCTACTTCAGGGTTTGTTGCTGACCCTTCCCCATAAGAAACAGGGTAATACCTATTCATCTTAAGATATTTCATAATTTCAGTTTCTTTGTCCTCGGGATTTTCACCTGCATTGATTCTCATTTCTTTTAAGGAATCATATAACATATCCGAATCTATACCTCCTCTATTTGAATCTATAAGTTTTTTTACCCCCATCATTAAAGTAGATGGTCTATGTCCTCTTGCGGTTATAATCGAGAATAACGAACCATTATTAATTGCTTCTACAAAATCAGGCCATGCAGCATCATTAGCTAATTCAGCACTCATTACATCTTTTAAAAATTTACCATCGCCATCAACTTTGAAATCTCTAAAAGGCTCAGGTGCAAAATCCACTATTGTAAATCCATTGTATTCAAAAGGTTCTTTACCTATTAGAGTTCTATATTCAGCAAAGTCCTCAGTCCCCATACCTACTTCGTCACCATCATCATCTAATAGATAAATTTTTGTTGGCATATACATTAAGTTATCATCCCAATCGAAAGCATAATACTTCATTGGTATCTCTCTTTCTTCTAATTCTCTTAGTAATTTAATAATTGTATTTCTCATACCGATAAATATGTCTTAATTAAAAAAGGGGGAGACAAAATCTCCCCCATTTATTATTATCAATTTTTAGATATTCTCAAATGATGCACCTGTTGGTGTAATGTAGAAAGTAATATCTATGAACTCTAATGAACGAGTAGGTTTGATATATATCTTACCTGTCAATTGGTTTCTATCCAAGTCAGCTGGGTCATTAGAAACTGTTACACGGAAATCATATAAACCTCTATCTCTTCTGATTGCGTCTAATATTGGATTAACTGCGTCTAAGAAATCTTGTCTAACTTTTTCATCATTTTGTTCGAATAACAATCTTACTGAAACCGCAGATATAAGTTTTCTTGCTTGTAGTAACAATCTTCTTACATTGATTCTATCCAAAGCCGATTCTCTAATTTGTAAAGTTTTGTTACCCCAAATTACTGTTCCTACATCTGAGAATGTTGCAATTGGATTGATTCTACCTTTGTATAGAGTATCTCTTTCTTCTTGTGTAAGTTTTCTTCTTGCTTTAATAGCATTTACAATACCTCTTGTATAACCTGCTGCCGCGAACCAAGGGAAAGCAATGTTATCTGTTAAAGCCAAGTTTCTACAAACCTCAGCAGTTGCTGGTATATAAATTTGAGTATTATTAACAGTATCTCTCGTTAAAACCCAAGGATAGTATGTTGCAGTATAATTTGAATCTATCCCAGCAGTTTCTAAATTATCAACAGCTTCTTGTGGATAAATTACATCAGTTTGTTCACCAGTTGTAGGTACTAACATATTGTAGTCAGGTGTAGTTGTGATGTAAATTGAGTCCGCTCTGTCAAACTCAATCATTTCGATAGCTGCTTCAACTAAGTTACTATTATTAACATAATCTATACCAGGTGTAGTGAATACATTAATATTTACTGCTTCAGGATTTTGGAATGTTTGTTGACCTAATAAATAAGCATAGTAATCTGTGTTTGCGTAATCTTGTGATGTATTACCTACAGTGATAGTTTTAAATGCACCCCATCCAGTTGCTGTTGGATATCTGAATGATGGACAAGCACCTTTTAAATAACCACTTCTACCCAATATAAAGTTATCACCATTTGTTCTACGTTCTCTATATATATCCCAACCATCAAAACCACCTGAACACAAGAAACTGAACTTACGTGCAAATATTCTGTAGTATGGATTTGTTTCATCACTAGGGTCACTCGTGAATGTACCACTACCAACATAAAACTCAGCTGTACCACTTGTAGTGAATGAGTTAGCTATAGTTATACCTGAAGCATCTTTGTCCATATGGAAACCTTTTGTTCTATAAGACCAATCAGTGCCAGTAGTAGCATCACAAATACTTGAACCAGGTAAACGTTTTCCTTTGTAAGAGAAGAAATCTACATCATAACCAATTGTGTCTGAAATACCTAAGTAAGTTCTTCTTACATTGTCACCAGCACTTCTTAAAGCATCATCAGCACCTGAGGCTAAACCGAAAGGTGGATTGTATACTACTTCACCAGGGAAATCATATTTCGTTTTATATATAGGGAAAGGTGATTTAGCACCAGCGTATTCTCTCATATTGTAACCTAAGAAACCACAAGGTAAAGCATCAATTGGTGCATCCTCATTCATCTCTAACATTACGAATTTTGAATTCAAAGCATACTCACCATCTTTTGTTCCTATTTTCTTAGCGATGAAATTGTTTTCATTTGGATTCATCGAACAATTAGTAAATTTCTCTAAAACAACAGGATTTGAGTCACTATCAAAGAAATCTCTAATTTGAACATCGAAAGTACCATTATTAAATGACATATTTGCCATTGAAATCTTAACTTCAGTGTTAGCTGCATCTCCATCAGCGATTGTTGTAAACCTGAATAGATTGAACACCTTATTACCTCTAAGTTCAGAAACAACCCAAGGTGACGTTGGTGATTGATATCGTTCTAAATAGAAAGCTATTGAAGTTGTGTCAACCTCTTGTCTTGCATTTGGTAATGCAATCAAATCACAATTCAAACCTCTAATATAACCTTTTCTATAACCATAGTTTAAAAGTGATTGGAATCTTTCCTCAACAAACAATGGTGTTGTTGCTCTCGGTTTTGCAAAGTTACTAGAACCAAAAACTTTAGCTAAATATTTAGGGTCTGAATTAGTGAAAGATGTTTCAAAAGTAAAGTTGTCACCATCTTTGTTTGTTACATTTAAAGCAAATGTCGCATATGGATTTTTTGTAACAGCTGAATATGAACCCGTACAATCCATAACAACATCAGTTAATCCACTAACTTCATAAACTGCACCATCATCAGTTCCATAAGTCGCAATACCTCTAGAACGTAGTGTAGCAATTACTAAATCATCGTAATCAGTGTACGCAGTACCACTATAAATGTATATATTACCAGTTATACTACCACTATAACAATTGGTTATTGTTCCTAATTGAATTGTGCCAGTATTACCCGTTGTACATACACCACAAGGGTCTGTGAAAAGTAAATTAACAGTCCAAGCTGAAGTTGCAGTTCCATCATCAGAAACAATTGTATATGACCTAGTTAAAGAACTAAAGTTGTATCCAGTTGTAGTTGCTGATTGGACTACTGAGTTACTTGTAACCGCACTCAAACTTGTTGGACATGCACTAAAATTAATTGTCATTGCAGTCGTATCCGCAGTTGTTGCTGTAGATGGTAAACATACATTAATAACATTTGTATTGTAATTGATTGACCCCGCAACAGTTGCTATAGTTGATGAACTTACTGAGTAACTAGCAAAAGAAGCACAATTTGACTTAGAGGATGTAAGTGTCAAACTATTTACATAGTCATAGAAAGAGTAACCAGAATATTGTCCACTTCCTATATTATCAAAAGTTGCATAGTACCAAGTATCATTTACCGCGGCAGTATAATCAGCTAAATCTGAATTAATATTATCAACACCGAAAACATTATTTTGGGATGTATAAGCCGATAACAATGTTTCTATTGTATTACCTGATACTGTACCAAAATAGTTAATAGATGTTGCGGATGTTGATGGTGTATTCAAGATATTGAATATCTGGTTTTTGATGTCAGAATCTATTGTTGAAGTTGAACCATTAAATAATTCATACGTACTATACAAGTCACCTGATAAAAGTGCGGGTATAGATGTTGTATATGAAATTGAATTTATACTATTTGTACAACCTGTGAAATTGATTGTGTAACTACTAACTTTATATTCTACACATTGTGTAATACAACTTACAGTAGATGCACTTGAACAATCAAAACCAACTGTTGATTGGTCTACATTGGCAACAGTTGATATAGACCAAGAAGGTCCAGCATCATATCCTGAAAGACCTAAAATTCTTGTCACGAATAATTGATTAGATTGTTGTAAATATGCTTTAGCTATATAAGCAGCTTCATATTTTGGTATTTGAGTGTTTATAAATTTCTCAGGAGAAGTACCACCGAAATACGTTGTGAACTCATCAAAGTTGGTAATGAAAATAGGTTCGAAGGCAGGACCTTTTAAGGTTTCTCCAACAATACCAAGAGTCGTTACACCCACACTTTGTGACACAAAACTTAAATCGACCTCAGAAGTATAGACACCAGGAGAGACGAAAACTTTATTTGCCATTTTTTTTTGTTGTTTTTGTAATTTATTTTAAGATAAATATTACACAAAATGATAAAAACTTTACTTCTAAGTATGTATTAATAAATTGAGTAGAATAAATTCTACCTTTTTTCTACTATGTCAAAAATTGAGAAAAAAATAAAGAATTTAAAAATATCCATAGAGGTTCACGATATATTAAAAACATATTGTGAAAAAAATGGTATAAAAATGTATCGTTTTTTGGAAAGATTGATTGTTGAAAAGTGTAAAGAAAAAAAGGATATTTATGGTGACTCTTAAAGTAATAGTCCACTCAAAACCATCGAGGATGTTTTAGATGAATTTAATTTAACTATTTCAATCCTTACCACGTCATTAGTATTAATTTGAACTTGTGAAATATCAGTACCATAGTAATCATTATTTATAAAAACATCGTATGTATCAACATTTATAATATCTAAAATGTTAAGATTCGTAGTGTAGTTAAAGGTTTGAGATAATGTATTATTACCAATATTATAAATCAAGTTGAAATTATTAGGTTGTTCAATCGACTCCATTTTTTTTCGTCTCCTCGTAGTACGAGTATCAACCTCCGTTACTTGTAAAATTCTACTTACCGCTGGACTAACCTCAAATTCATTCTCATCAATCAAAAATCCTAACATAGTAAAACTATAACTTTGTACGTAGTATTTTCTTTTGTTTAAATCCATTACACTTTCATCAGAAATGTCACCCATAACAATTGGAATATAATGTCCTTTGATTACTTGATATGCTTGTCGAGAAGCAAATTTTTCTAAAATAATTTTATTGAATTGGTTCAATTCCCTCATTCTGTTACAAATTATTTTTATTTCAAAAGAAATATCAACAGGTACTGGTTGTGGAATTTTGTAGACATCCATACCCATTCTTTGTCCATCCCAAGTTGGAACTTGAGCATAAAAAAATAATTTTCTATTCGGTATATTATATAGTATAGATGGATTAGTCCCAAACTTAACTTCGGGTTTTCTAACGACAGTAACAAATGGAGGTTCAACATTCTTGTCAATGTTTTGTATCTCCCAAGTTTCAACAAACTGAGTCCAATTCTGTGTTGTTATTATTATGTCAATAGTCGGTATTAGTTTTCCATCTACTATAAGTTTCAATTCTTCTTTGACAAAATCTAAAAATCCACCATCTAAATCAGCATGTAAAATTGATTTAGGTAAATAAGTTCCATCCTTATTTATTTTCTCAAGTAATTCCTCCCTTCTTGCTAAACCTGATTTAGGTAAATAAGTTCCATCCTTATTTATTTTCTCAAGTAATTCCTCCCTTCTTGCTAAACCTACTTTTGATTCGGTTAAGGGTAAATATTTTTTTATTTTTTTAGGTAATGGCATTTTTATAATCCTCTAAATTCATCATCAACTACTGCTGATGCTATTATAGTACGATAAAATGGTTTATATCCAGCATACGTATGTTTATTATCCGATATTACCCTTCCATCATCTGTTACAGTATAGAATCTAATTCTATCTTCAGTTTCATAATAACCAATGTAATCACCAAAACTAACATCAACACCTAACTCATCTAATTGTTTTTGATAAACTGAAACTTTAAGATTACCAGGTTCAGTTTGATTGATTCTACTATTCCCATAATTTTTATTTTCTGGTTCTGAGATTTGAACCAATCCTTTAAATTCAACGGGTGCTAAAAATTTAATTCCATCTTTTAATGTTTCACCATACACATCATCTGTCTTAGTTTTCAATCTATCTATTCTGTATAAAACTAATGTAAAATTCATATCACCATGTAACCATTCTGACCCCATATTAATATCAAGGTCATAATCATTTTGGTCAAAAAACTTACCGAGTCTAGTTATTGGTACTCTGTTATTCATATTGATAAATATAAACTTATTAACTATTTTTATGTTAAAATACGATTTTGAATATATCAGGTAATACCTCTAATCTTATTGAATTGAAAGCACTCGACATATTAGATAATTATTCGGGAACAAATAACTATATTCAAAAATTAAAATATCTAAAAGAAACTAATAAAAAGTTTTATCCCACTCGTTCTCAAGCTGAATATATAATTAACTACCATTCTGTAGAACCAAAAATTGCTAAGAAGTGGGTTAATATGGAACCATACTTTGCAAACAAAATTGCTGATGAAAAAAATATGTTATCAGTACCAACTGATGTTTGGGTTGAGAAGTTATTGGTCGATAAAGATAAATCATATCATATTTGGGGAAAGTTTAATACTGGTGATACATTGACAGATATGTGGTTACCTAAGGCCGCATTATTAAAAACACATAACACAATAGAGGTCAAAATAGATTATACAAAATATAGTCATAGACCCCCACTTGAACACCAAAGAACCGCAATAGAAAAGTTGGTGGGTAGTAAGAGATTCATATTGGCAGACGATATGGGCTTGGGAAAGACAACTAGTACTATCATTGCTGCATTGGAAACTGATATCAAAAAGATTTTAATTATCTGTCCTGCCTCCCTTAAGATAAATTGGGAAAGGGAAATTAAAAACTATACAGATAGAAGTGTATATATTTGTGAAGGTAAAAACTTCTCAACTGAACACAACTTTGTTATTGTAAATTATGATATCATTAAAAACTTTTATGATTTAAAAGACAAAGAAAACTCCCCAATTACAAAAGGTAATTTTGATTTGGTTATTATAGACGAAGCTCATTACATATCCAATCCCCAAGCTCAAAGAACAAAATTAATTAATAGTTTTGTAAAAGATGTTGAATATCTTTGGTTATTGACAGGAACTCCGATGACATCGAGACCAATTAATTATTATAATTTATTGAATCTAATTGAAAGTCCTGTTGCTCAAAATTGGATGGCTTATGTTATTCGTTATTGTCAGGGTTATCAATTTAAGGCGGGGAACAGAAAGGTTTGGAATGTGAATGGGGCTTCTAATTTGGAAGAACTTAGAGATAGAACCTCAAGACAAGTTTTAAGAAGATTGAAAGAGGATGTATTAGATTTACCTGAAAAGATTATCACTCCAATCTACTTAAGGTTGAAATCTAAAAAGTATGAAGAGTTAATGGGGGAATACTATGAGTGGTATAACAAAAACCCAGATGAATCTAAATCTTTAACGGTTCAATTCAATAAGTTGATGAAAGTAAGACAAGTGATTGCTGAAGAAAAAATATTGAACACAATTGAGGTTGTTGAGAATATTTTAGAACTTGGTAAAAAAGTTATCATATTTACAAATTTCACTGACACCCTACATAAGATTCATTCTCATTTTGGGAAGAAAGCGGTTTATTTAGATGGAACTTGCTCAAAGGTTCAAAGACAATACGCTGTTGACCAATTTCAGGACAACGACAAAATAAAAGTATTTGTTGGGAACTTACAAGCTGCAGGTGTTGGGATTACACTAACTGCAGGTGAAGCTGTAATTTTTAATGATTTATCTTTTGTCCCCGCACATCACCAACAAGCTGAAGATAGAGCTTATAGATATGGTCAAAAGAACTGTGTTTCAGTTTATTATCCACTATTTGATAATACGATAGAAGGTGTTATCTATGATATGTTGATTAATAAAAAGAATGTTATTGACACAGTTATGGGTGATAATATTGATAGAGCCGAGTTTATCGAACAAATTATGAATAGGATTAACTCAGTCCGATAATATTTATAAGATATTTATATCTTATGGAACAAAAAGCACAATTACTCAAAGAATCAATACTAATCAAAGAAGATATACTTTCTGAAGCAAAAAGGATTGGTATTGATAAACTTCCTTTTGGATATCGTTCTATCAGTAGTTTTATAGATGGTAAAACTATGGATGTACACTACAACAAACATTACAAAGGTTATGTTGATAAATTGAACAAAGCTTTATCTAAAAAGAACTATGGTGATGTTGAATTGGAAAATATCATTAAGTCCATCTCGAAGTACAATAAAACAATAAGAAACAATGCGGGTGGGGCTTTTAATCATGCTTTATTTTGGAAAATGTTGTCCCCGAAGAAACAAGAAATACCAAAAGAAATTAAAGGTAGAATTATCAAAGATTTTGGTACAATTAATTCTTTTAAAAAAGAATTTAATGAAATTGCTAAAGATAGATTTGGTTCTGGTTGGGCTTGGTTAGTTTTAACAAAAAGTAATAAACTCAAAATTATGTCAACCCCAAATCAAGATAATCCATTAATGAATATAATTGATGGTGGAGGGTTTCCTATACTTGGACTTGATGTTTGGGAACATGCTTATTATTTGAAGTACCAAAATAAAAGAGATGAATATATTGAAAACTTTTGGGATGTTGTCAATTGGGAGTTTGTAAACAAATTGTTTATTGATAAGACAAAAACTAAATTGTTAGAATCAACAAAAAACAAAAAGGTTGTTACCGAGCAATTTGAACCATTGATGCCAAATGGTAGAATTAACTATAAATTTTATGACACCATATTACCAAAAATTTATCCGAGATGTTCTAATGAAATAACACAGAACTATAACCCAAATGTACATATTGAAACACCTTGTTATGGAAAAATAGAAACTGATGAATGTAAAACAAGATATGGAGTAATTGGTGGTAAATACGCTGTAAGTCAAAGAGGTGGTACAGGCGAATGGTCAGTAATTAATTGGTTTGACGCTAACACAAGAGTCAGTGATATGATATTAGATTTGTACAAAAAATTTAATAAAGAAAATATTGATTTGAAAAGTTGGTTGACAAAAATGGCAAAAACATTACTAGGTGAAGATGGTAAGTTTACACCAAAATTAGCTGACTTAATTTTGAATCCACAAACTCAAAAGGGTACATTAGATAGGGGGATTGAAAGAGAAAAAATTGCTATTGAATTATTTAACTCTAAATATAAAAATTTACAAATAACACAATTTTGTGATGGTGATATTAGAGACAAATCTAAGGGTCAAGATATGTTTGTTACTAAAGATGGTGTGAGTAAATTTGTACAAGTTAAACCTATGACTGACTTATACGAATCAAAAGATGAACAAGGTAACACCATTTATATATTCAAAAGTAAGAATCAGTACGACCCGAATAATATTCAAATTTTTGCATTTATTGGAAACATAAATAATTATATTTTTTTTGATTTCAGTCAAGTTGATATAAAAGACGAAGGTAATAAATCAAAAGAAAGATTTACATATATCTTCAAACCTGAAAACAAAAAGTTTCAATCAAATACTTTATCGATAAAAAAAAATAATATTAGTGAAAATATGAACTCAAATATAATACTCAAAAGGTCACAAATCCAAAAAATGAATCAAATAATATTAGAGGATATTGAGAGTGAAAAAATGAAAAATAATGTTGATAATGTCATCAAAAGAGAATTACAAAAGTTAAGACCTATTCCTACTGAAATGAATGCCGCTAAAGAGGCAATTAATAATATTGTAACAGCTGAAATAAGTCGTGGCAAGTTAAATTTTAGTAGAACAATTGATTCTTTATTTAATTTAAACTTATCAACAGTTTCAGATAGGAATAAATATAGATTCAATAACTACTACTATAGATTTTATAGAAGTAGAACAAGAGGTTTAGATTTTGAAGGGTTAATAGCTGGTTTAATCGATGGGGATATTTCTGAAGACATTAATTCCCCATATGATTTGATTACCAAAGATGGTAAGAAAATATCCATAAAAATAGTAAGAAATTTAAGTGAAAGTCCTGTGTTGAAATCAGCAAAAGGAAATATACAAAGTTTTATCGAGAATTACAATGGTTCTGATGAAAACAAACAAATGTTGATTACACAAGCTAAAAATGAAAATCTCATCAGTTTTTTGGTAAACTCAGGTAACAATGATTACATTAACATAGCAGAAGATTTAGTTGATTTTGTATTACCTAATATTGATGGATTATTAATTGGTATTCCAAACGAAAACTTCAACATAGATTTATTCTATTTTGATAAAGAGGCAATTAAATCATTGGCATTAGAACCAGGAAACTTAGGTGCTCCAAAGACAAAGGGTTCTCAACAGATTAGATTCAAAAAATCAGTTTTTCAAAAAACACCATCCGAAGGTAATAAATTAGTTGGTAAGTTGTATTTCCCAATCATATCACAACAAGAATATATTGATTTTTTAGTTGGTAACGAAAAAACAAAAGAAACTTTGTTTTTATTAAATCGATTTGGTAGTAAATACAATATTAGAAATTTAGGGGGTAATATTCCTCAAGATATTATACACACACTATCTAATGATGAAAACTTTAAAGAGGACATACTTAAATTATTAGATTGATATTTATATATAAAACTAAAATATGTCTATAATAAAACTTAGACACCTTTTAGGTGCACCACTGAGAGCCGTAGAATTGGAAGATGAAATGTTGGATTCTTTGTTAGAATTATCTATTGAAGATTATGCTCAATATATTCAAGATTGGTTAATAGAATCACAATGGACATCTTTATACAATCTAAATTTAGACACTGAATCTTTGACTAAAGCATTTATAACGAAAGATTTAAAATTCGAAGAAAGATATACTTATGCTTATTCTAAAATTGTTGGTTTACAAGCTGGTGGTGATTCAGTAATGAAAAAGGATTATATACAACTTGTACCTGGTCAACAAATCTATGAAATACCAGCAGGTCGTGAATTAAATGAATTATTATGGTTTACACCATCTGAACTCAATAACTTGTTATTCGACCCTTGGACATTCGGAGCATTAGGTGGTGTTGGACTTGGTGGTCCTGCAGGTTATTCACAAATGGGTTATTCAGGTTCATATTTTATGATGCCAGCGTTTGATATGTTATTGAGGATGCAAGAAATTAATATTCAAAGAAGAATCATTGCTGGAGATTTAACTTATAGAGTCACAGCTCTACCCGAAGGAAAAAAAGCAATTCATTTGATGCAAACACCTGGTGGTAAATTCGACTTTGGTAATGCAACTTTAATGAGAGGTAAAGTATGGTATTGGTATTACGAAGTTGATGGTGCTGATAGAGATGATTGTTTGAAAAAAAATCCTGACATAATTCGACTTCCATCTGACGTTCCATTAGAAAAAATAGGGTGGATTGATTTAAATAATCCTGCACAAATATGGGTTCGTAAATGGTTTTTTGCTTATGCTAAAGAGGCCTTATCTAGAGTAAGAGGTAAATTCAGTGGAGTACTTAAGACACCTGATGCTGAACTCACTTTGGAATATCAAACATTACAAACTGAAGCGAAAGACGAAAAAGATAAATTAAGAGAAGAACTTATTGGTGCTGAAGGGAAATTAACAAGATTAAAACCTGAAAAGGTTATGGAAAGAGAAGCATTAATTGCTGAAAATTTAAATAAAGTAAAAAAACTTACAGCTTTACCGAGACAAATTTATGTAATTTAATTATAATTATGACAACAATAAATTCAGAACTAGTCAGAAAACAATTCGGGGAAGTGTCAAAAACAATTCGTTATGGTCAGTCAGTTTCGACCAAAATTAAAAAAGTTACAACAGAATCTATCAAAATTAAAGTTCTTACTAAAACAAGTATTGTACCTAAATATTCTTTGATTGATGACCAATATGAAGAAATAGAAATTGATAATGGTGCTTGTGTTGAATTGGAATATGTTGAAGGTAACTGGTACATCATCTCTTCAGATGGTATGAAATTAGAATAAATTGATGTATTTATTAATAAAAAAAATATGAAAAAAATTGTAAGATTAACTGAAGAAGATTTACTTAAATTAGTAAAAAAAGTTATGAATGAGAATGAACGAGTTTATGGTCATACTGAAATAGACAAATTGTATTCAAACGTTGGTGACGATGAGGATGTACAATTAGATGATTCATCAGGTGAGCTGTCAGGTAAAATAACGAAAAAGGTTGAGATTTTAAAAGATTTACTTAAAACAGGTTTAAGAACAAAGGATTGGAATAAAGTATCACGTGCATTGTCATACTTAGAGATAAAGTTTTAACAAAAAACCCCACCTTTTCAGATGGGGTTTTTTGTTACTTTAATACATAAGTGTTTTGATGTGTTGGTTTTGTTTCTCCCAAGTTTCTGTTTCCATACCAACTACCATTTCCTGTACATTTTTTTCTTTTCTTGTAAACTGGATTTCCACAAGAAGTTAATCCAATTGTTGAAATTACTAAAATTAAAATAATAAGTTTTTTCATAAGTTTTTTTTATAAATAGTTTAGTCAATGTATTGTTCCCATCCTTCTTCAGCTAAATCGTAAATATAATTGGGGTCAATTCCTCTTTTATTCCAATATTCAATCTCTTTTGGTTCCAAATCTAATAAATCCTCTTTAATTCTATCTTGGTCTTTTTCTTCAAATGGAACACCATTAATTAGTTCACATTGTTGTTGAGTATAAAATTGTCTTTTCTCAGGGTTATCAATTATGAGGGTATCTCTAAGCTCTTGTTTAAATACTACCAACAGAAGCTCTTGTTTAAATACTACCAACAGAGGTTCAATTCTGTTATTAAATGTTGTAATGGCTCTTGCCACATTATAATCTCCCAACATATCAGGATTGTTTTCAATATCATTTGGGTTCAACATATAACAATTTAATATAACCTCATCTTTCTTTTTTTGAACATCTCCGTGACTTGCTTTAACACCATTATTCACATAGTAAATTACTTCACCAAGGTTCACCTTTAGATTATTTTTAATTGCCAACTCCATATGAGCCATTCTTGACATTGCACCACCTGATTTGGTTGTTTGTTTTGACCTCTCAATATAATCCTTAATACTCAATTTAACCTTTGCCCTTTGTGCTATCTTAAGTAGAGGTATTTCTTTATTGTAAATCTTAGTAAGATACTCATAATACCACTCAACAAACTCTTGTCCCTTACCTTCCAATAATAACTTGATTGCTTTATCCAAATATTCCTCGATGTATAATGGAAGTTTTTTTGATTTGATTGAGTTACCTGTCAATTTAATCTTACCATTATGTTCCATCGTAGCATAATTCTTACGAGCAAGATTAATACACGATTTCCAAGTACCATCACAATCTAAAGCCATTTCACCTTTCATAAAAGTATCATTGAACTCAGCAACATCAGCATCATATCCTTTATATTCCTTCCCTTTTTTTACTTTCCAATTCAGACCCTTACCAACATAAGTTCTATCCTCTACACCACCTTCAGGTAATGAAAAGTTCATACCATCCGTATCACATACCAACGCAGTATAACCCCTCTTCATAAAGAACTTTAACATCTGTCTAAGATATTGTCTTCCTGTACAAGTTATTTGTTCACCCATAAACATATCTCCCCACGCAAACACTTGTGGTGCTGATAAAGCACCAAACATTGAGTTGATGAATATCTTAATTGGGAGTTGTTTTCTATCGTAAGATAACGACTTCTTCTTATCCTTATCATACCATTCAGCTGCCAAGTTCTTATACTTGATACGAGAGTTTCTAAAATAAGACAACATACCTTTCATTGCCCCCATAATATCACAATCAGGAAATACATCGTGAACCAATTGAATAGATGGATAAAGTGAAGAGTAGTCAAGTTTCAATACATCTTTGGAGTAACCAACTCTTAACAATCTTGATAATCCACCAACGAAATCTTTCTTTTGTTCTTTTTGGGGAATGGCCAATTTATATTTATAAGACCAAGCCATCATCAACATTTTCCAAAGGGTTGCAGTTCCCATTGTGGAAACTCTTTCATAAGTTGTTGGAATCATTGATGCCAACATAAAAGTACCTTGATTAAACTCTTCGTCTACTTTCAAGGTTTCTTCCAAGTCATCATCCAAATATCGTTCAACAATATTATCACCAGTTGTTTTGATATAGATACCAGGATATTTTTTATCCAAGTCATTGTACTCAGGTTTGTCGGCCTTTTTGTATTTACCATTTTTGACATTCAACCAATATTCTTCTTTCTTTGCATACATTGAACCAATGTCTGTGTGTTGGATATAAACTCGGTCTTCAGCTTCAGCATTTATATATTGGGTGATGTATTTAAGACCTGCTGATTTGATATTTGAATTGATTGCTTGAGCTCTTCTAACGGAGTGTAGAATGTCGATAACATTGTAACCCCACATTCCAATCTGAGTATATTCCTCCACTTCGTTGGCAAGTTTTAACATACCCTTGGTTTGTTTCATATTATATTCTGGATGTAATGTCTTACAAATCTTTTTAATATCTAAGTGTAGAGCTTTACATCTTTCCATAATCCAATACCAGTCAAAGTTGAATGAGTTGTAACCACCGATGATTGATGGTTTAACCTCATCTATAATTCTGAAAAACTCAACAATACCTGCTCGTTCTTGGTCTTCATTAATTCTACCATCTTTGGGTTCTAAAGATGTGGTCTCTAAGTCGAATCCTAATCTTGTAATGTCATTATATTCTTCATAACCTTTAAACAATCTTTTTTCCTTTTGGATAAGATATTGTTCAACAGGAGATGGAATTAGAAAGTGTTCTTTGGTATTATCACCATATGGGTCAATTCCTCCTTCTTTGAAGAATTGCATCAAACTTCTGTATCCTTTTAAAGATTTAACCAAGAACTTTAGACCTTTCTCTAATCGTTCATTTCCACCAGTATCCAATTTCTCAATTAGGATTCCGTGTTTGGTCATTGCTTCTTTCTGTAATGCTTTGGATGATTTGTAAAAGTTAAGTCCGTGTAGGTCACCAACCCAAGCAAATGGGGTGAATGTATCTTTTCTAATCTCTTTTCCTTTACCGGGGATTTCTTTAATCTTAAAGATGTTTTCTGTTGCCCAATCATATTCTATGGCAACGATGTGTTCTTCGGGGTCGTTTCCGTTTAAGAAACTTTCGATTTCTTCAGGTGTAATCATTATTATATTTTTATAAGTTCAGTATATTTGCTGTCATACTAGATGACATTTACCTTGTCCTTATAAATATAAAATGAAGAACTAATTAAGTCAAATTACAAGTCAGGAAAAATACTATTAGTGGTTATGTCGAAAGTGTAGGAAATAGGATAAGTTACAGCTAAATTAGTGAATACTGATGTACCATCTAAATCCGTATAATCATCACCAGTTATAACTTGAGTATATCCTATTGTTGTACCTGAATTAATTGTTATTGCTGATGTAATTGTAATACCTGTACCAGTTATTTGACCTAATGTATTTGTAAAAGTTAAATCTAATTGATTATTTAATTGTTGTGATGAAGTTATAACATAATCAACATTTACTGAACCCGATGTAACAATACTATTTAAATGTAAGTTAATTGTTAAACCTGTCGCAACCCCATTTACACAACATGGAAACTCAGAGACATAACAACTATCATATTCCAAATCATCAGCAATATATGATTCTTGTACATTAATATATAACTTTTCTCTGATGGGTAAAATCAAAACACCATCACTACTTCTCAACATAAACTGACCCTCAAATCTACCCACTCTATTTGTGTCTCTATTTTGAAATTGATAATATAAATAATATTCAGGGTCTGCATTAGGGTCGACATTTGTTTTTTCAACAAATCCCGCAGGTCTCGATGTAATCTTT